GTTCGGAGTACGTGGTCCAGGGCGAGCCGGTTCGCGATTCCGAACGGCTGGTCTGGTCCCTGGATGTGAGGCCGATGTGAAGCTCGCCGCGACCGTCGCCGGTTCCATCAAGGCCGACATGCAGGCCGAGATGCGGCGAATCGAACGGGCCGTGACCGCCGGAGTCCGGCAAGCCGGGGACGGCCTCAAGGGGAGCTTGCGCAAGCAGGTGGTCTCGGCCGGCCTCGGTCTCCGACTTGCCCGGGCCTGGCGGAGCCGCGCCTATCCCAACAAGGGACACGACGCCGCGAGCCTGGTGTGGTCCAAGGCCCCGCAAATTGTCCGCGTCTTCGACGAGGGGGCGGTGATCCGGAGCAAGTCGGGGTTCTGGCTGGCGATCCCCACGCCCGCGGCGCCGAAACGCGGTCTCGGCGGCAAGCGCATCACCCCATCCAACTTCCCGGAACACCGCTACGGACCGCTCCGCTTCGTCTACCGGCGTGGGCGACCGTCGCTCCTGGTGGTGGACGGCGTTCGCATCAACGCCAGGACGGGTTGCGTCGGCAGCCGCGCCAAGGGTGGAGCCTATACCAAGACCGGGCGCATGAAGGCGGGCATGGCCACGGTGGTCATGTTCCTGCTGGTGCCGCAGGTGAGGCTGCCCAAACGGCTCGACGTGAAGAAAGCGGCGGAGCGATGGTCGCGGCGGCTGCCGTCCCTGATCGGCCGGCACATGAAACCGGAGTGAGACCTTGGCCACGAGCAAGACGGAGCGAGTCCTCGGGGCGATCAAGGGGCTCCTCGAAACCGTGCCGGGCGCCAAGGTCGAGCGCAACACGGCGGTACCCGAGAAGGTCCCCAAGTCTGCCCCCGCGGAGGCGGGGGGCGGCCTGGTCGTCCTTCGCGACGGCGATCCGGGCGAGCCCGAGCAGGCCCTGGGCGGCTTCGGGTCCGCCTACTACAGCCACGCCGTCGAGATCGAGGTCTACGTCGAGGAGGGCGACGCGGCGGCGCGGGATGCGGCCTTCGACGCCCTGGTGCAAGGAATCGGCGCCGCGTTGGATGCTGATCTCACGCTCGGCGGCCTCGCCTTCGGCATGACCTACGGCCGCCCGGAGATCGACACCGAGGCGGTGGCCGGCGCCCCCGCCATCAAGACCGGAACGATCACGGTGACCGTCGAGTACGAGACCTCAAGCCCGCTCGGCTGAGTTCCCACCAACGTCAGGAGACATCGAAATGGCCCGATCCTACGGCGCCAACGCCTCGCTGCTGCTCAAGCGGGAGACCGCCTACGGCAGCCAGGCGTCCGGCGACTACGTGCGCATGCCCTTCAACCGCTGTTCCCTCGGCTCCGAGCAGGGCCTGATCGATGATCCCGTGCTGGGCCAGGGGCGCGACCCCCTGTCCCCCTTGCGGGACGTGATCAATGACGAGGGCGACATCGTGATCCCGGTCGATCCCCGCTACCTCGGGTTCTGGCTCGCGGGCCTGTTCGGCGATCCGACGACCACGGTGGTGGCCGCGACCGGCACCATCGACTTCGCGGCCAACCCGGCGGACGGCGACACGATAACGCTCAACGGCACGACCTGGACCTTCGTCACCGGCATTCCCGCCGGCAACGAGACCCAGATCCAGGCGACGGCCACCCAGACCATCGACCAACTGGTCATCGACCTGAACGCGTCGGCGGACGCGAACCTCGTTGAGGCTACCTACGGCCGTCCGGCGAGCACGCAGAAACTGCTCGTGACCCACGACACCCCGGGTCCGGGCGGCAATGCCTTCACCCTCGCGGCCTCGGCGGCCACGGTCAGCGGGCCGACGCTCGCGGGCGGCGGCTACGACCACGTCTTCACCTCGGGCGCTCAGGACATCCCGAGCTACACCATCGAGGTGGGCCAGCCGGAGGTGCCGGCCTTCTTCGTCCACACCGGGGTAAAGCTCGATTCCATCGCGCTGGAGTTCCAGCGGTCGGGCGCCGCGGCCATGACCATCAGCGCCATCGCCCAGGGCGAGACGCGGTTTGCAGCATCCCAAGGCGGGACGCCGACTACTCTCGCCTTCTCGCGCATCAGCCGGTTCCAGGGCGCGATCAAGCAGGGCGGCAATCCGGTGGCCAACCTCACGGGCGGCTCGCTCACCTACGCCAACACCCTGGAGAAGATCGAGACCATCCGCTCGGACGGCAGGATCGAAGGCGCCGACCCGACCATCGCCGCGCTCACCGGGCGCATCGACGTGCGCTTCGCCGACACCACGCTGATCGATCTCCCGACCTCGGGTACGGCGGTGGACCTGGAGTTTGGCTACACCATCGACGCGGGCCTGAAAGTGCTGTTCGCCGCCCACGAGGTCTATCTGCCCAAGCCGAAGCTCGCGGTGGAAGGCCCGGGCGGGGTGCAGGCGAGCTTCGACTTCCATGGCGCGAAGAACGACGCGGCGGGCCGGATGCTCACGGTGACGCTCACCAACGATCTCGACGGGACGCAGTACGCATGATCAGCCTGAAACAACCGACGGAACCCTACGACATCGAGCTTCCCTACGGGGTCATGGTCACTGTCCGACCACTGACCACGGCCGGCATGGCGGCGGCGCAGGCCGCCGCGCGGCGTCGGGTCGAGAGACTGGAGGCGCAGGCCCGGGAACGCCGGGAAAGCGGTTTGCCGCCGGAAGGACTGCCGGACCTCGAGGACGAGGCGGCGCGGGACGGTCTGTTCCAGGACCTGCTGATCAAGGAGCTCGGCATTCGGCATATCACGGCCTGGTCGGGGGTAGAGGACGACCCACCGGTCACGCCGGAGAACGTCGCCGCCGTCATGGAGCTCTATCCCGTCGGCGAACGGTTCTTTCAGGAGTTCACGCTGAGGCAGGTGCTCCTGAACGCCGCAAAAAACGCATCAGGGCCCTCTGCCGCTGGCATTTCCGGCCGGGCGGAGGGCCCGGATACTGCGAAGGCTGCCGCCGGGAAGGCGCGGCCTGCGCCGAAGGCGGTCTAGGCGCGTCGGGTGAGCGCTGCCCCTATCGCGAACACGGCCTCCGGACGCCGGAGGAACACCAGGCCTGGGACATCCTTCTGGCCTGCCTCGGTCAACTCCGTTTCGCACCCTCGGGCCATGTCATCGGCCTTGAATTGAGCACCGCCCTGGAGATCGGGTCAGCGCGGGGCTGCGCCCCCGACGCCCTCATGTGGCGGCCCTGCGCCGACCACGAACAGAACCTTGGCCCCGGTAGGTGCAATGTGAACGGAGAGCTTGACCAACCATGCGCGATTACAGAACCTATACGGTTCGCCTTGCCGTGGAGGGCGGCGGCAAGGTCAAGGCCGAGCTGGTGTCCGTCGGGCAAAGCGGAGAGCGATCGCTCAAGAAGATTGACGCGGCCGGTACAAAGGCGTCGCGCGGTCTCTCCAATCTGACCGACCGGGCCAAGACGCTCCGGGTCGGCATGCGGGCGCTCGGCGGCGCGCTCGCCGGCGTCGCCGCGGCCGGCGGTCTGGCGACCCTGATCGACCGGTCGATCAGCGCCGCCGACGCGGTGGGCAAGACGGCCGACAAGATCGGTGTCGGCGTGGAGGCTTTGCAGGAGTTGCGTTACGCCGCGCAGCTCGCCGGCGTCGAGCAGCGCACCATGGACATGGCCTTGCAGAGGTTTACGAGGCGCGTCGCCGAGGCGGCGAAGGGGACCGGCGAGGCCAAGCAAGCGCTGGCGCAGATGGGCATCGCGCTCAAGGATCAGCACGGCAACATCCGTCGCTCCGAGGACCTGTTGAACGACGTCGCGGAAGCCTTCAGGCGCACGACCGATCCGGCGGAACGGCTGCGGCTCGCCTTCAAGCTGTTCGACAGCGAGGGCGTCGCCATGGTCAACATGCTGGTCGGCGGCGCCGAGGCTTTGGAGGCGACGAGGCGCCGGGCCCGCGACCTCGGCATCGTTCTCGACGAGGATCTGGTCAGGAACGCCGAGAAGGCGCGAGACGAGCTCGACACCTTGGGCCGTGTGATCTCGGCCAACCTGACCCGCGCCGTGCTCGATCTGGCGCCGGTCATCGCTGATGCGTCTTCGGAGCTGGCCGACCTGGCGAGTAGTGCCGGCGTGGCCTATGAGCAGCTCAAGCTCCTCGCACAAGGGGATTTCAACTTCGAGGGCCTGAGCCTGCGGGGCACCAGGGCCATCGTCGAGGACCTGCGCGAGGACGTTCGCGCCTTGCGCGCCGAACGGGACGCGCTGGGCGACGGCGTGCTCGACGATATCCGCCGCCGCTACGTCGAATGGCAACTGGCTGCTAAGGAACGGGCACTCCAGCAATGGCAGGCCAGGCTCGCCTGGATGCAGCGGGGCCTGGGAGACGGGCGGACGCCACCGGCGACGGATGCCGGCACGACGTCCGATGCCATCGAGGCCGACATTCGCGCGGCCCGGGAGCGGGCCCGGCGCATCGCCCGGATCGAGAAGGACCTGCAGAAGCAGTTGTTCGACGCCACCCACGAGGGGGCCGGTCGCATCCGGGCCGAATACGAACGCCTGGCCGGTGACGTGACGGCGCTGCTGGCCCCGGACGGAAGCAATCAAGCCCAGGTGGACGCGCTCCTGGGGCAGGCCGCCGCCGTCCGCGACGCCAAGCTGGCCCGGCTGGCGGCGCAGGAACAGGAGGTGGCACGGCGGCGCGCCGAGGCCAATCGCAAGATCGTCGATGGCTTGCGAGCGGAAGGCGACGAGCTCGCGATGACCGATCGGGAGCGGTTTATCTCTCAGGCACTGCGCCGCTTGTCAGCGGAAGCCACGGATGAACAGCGCCGCCAGGTGCGTGATCTGGCCGGGGCCCTGTTTGACGAGCGCCAGGCAATCGAGGCTCGGAACAAGGCCGAGCAGGAGGCGCTCAAGCTCAGGGAAAAGGGAAAGGCCCTCACCGACAGCCTGTGCACCGCGGAAGAAGCCTACAAGGCCGAACTCGCGGAGCTGAACCGGCTGCTGAATGAGGGCGCGATCAGTCAGGAGACCTTCGCCCGGGCCACGGAAGATGCATACGATCGCATGCTGAGCGCCAGCCGGGAGTGGTCGGCCGGCGTCACCCGGGCGCTTCGGGACTATGGCCGGGAGGCGGGTGATGCGGCGCGGCAGTTCGAAGAGGTCACCTCGAGTGCGCTGAAGGCTTCCGAAGACGCCTGGGTCGAGTGGGCCAGGACCGGAAAGTTGTCGGTCGCGGATTTCTTCTCGACGCTGGAGGAGGCCGCGCTGCGAGCGGCCTGGCGGCTTCTGATCTTCAAGCCCATGGAGAGCTTCCTCGAAGGGCTGATCGGAAGCTTCAGCTTCGACTTCTTCGGATCTTCGGGTGGCTCGTCCACGCCCCCGATCCTCGATGCCCCCGCCTATGGCACAGGCGGCTACGCCGTCGCGCATGGGGGCGGTGTGGTCGGCGTGACGCCGCTGCCGCGCCGCTCCGTGGACCCGCTGATGTTCGAGGGTGCGCCGCGCTTTCACGGCGGCGGCCTGGTGCCGGGCGAAGTCCCGGTCATCGCCAGGCAGGGCGAGGTGATCGGCTGGCCCGAGCAGATGCGCGAGGCCTTCGGGTCCGAGGTCGTGGTCCAGGTAATCGATCAGCGAACCAATGGTGCAAAACCGGAAGTATCCAGTGAACGGGGTCCTGACGGCCGGCGGATCGTCCGTGTGCTGATCCGCGACGAGGTCAACCGCGGCATCGCCCAGGGAGCGTTCGACCAGACCATGAGCAGCGCCTACGGCATCAATCGACGGGGCGTGCCCCGATGACCAATCCGGCCTGGCCGGCGAGCCTGCCGCAGGAACCGCTGGCACAGGGGTTCAG